TCTAAGAACGCTACTGGAAATGGATTTATCAGAGGACTCGGAGGTCAGAGAGTTTATGTTAAAGAGAACTACCAAACTCTCAACTACCTCCTCCAGTCTGCTGAAGCGGCTACGATGAAGATTGCTATCGGTTACATCAAAGACCGTACCGCAGAAGAAGGAATTGAATGTGAACCTCGTTTGATGTATCACGATGAATTCCAATACTCCTGTAAGGCAGATCATGCTGAGAAGCTAGGTGAGATTCTAGTAGAAGGCTTAACGGAAGCACCAAAGATTCTTGGTGTAAATATTATGTCGGGTGATTATGAAGTCGGCAACAACTTAGCGGAGACACACTGATGGGTAAAACACTTTCTACCTATATTAATCGTCTTTTCGAAGATGAAGATGAAGGCCGTGAATGGGCGCAACGTAAATTGCGTGACCCTAAGATGAAAGACTACGATCTTGAAATGGGTTGGCGTAAAATTAAATACGCTCCCGAACAGCCTGACATATTCTCCGTATCATTTAGAAAGAAGGAAGACTATAATGCCTAAAAGACTTATAACCGCCGTAGTGCTTGTTACGCTAGCTTTACTATACATTGTCCCTAGCTTTTATAACGATATTAAAACAATGGAACTAGGAATCTTTCATTACCTCTTGATTGGTATGTATGGTTTCTTAGTCATTAACTTTTATCGGTTAGCCCTTGCAGACATAAAGGATCGCTGGAAATGACACAGCTATTAGTTGACGCTGATAGTATGGTATACAAATCTTGTTTCAACGTAGTTACTGTTGACGAAGCTTTTAATAAGTTCAAAACAAAACTTAACTACTTGAAGGACGAACTCTGGTCGGATGATCTTCACATCTTCCTTAAAGGTGTAGAGAACTTTCGTGCAGTAGACTTCCCGTTGTACAAAGCTAATCGGCCTAAGGCTGACCCCGCTTCTATTGTACCAGAGTTGTATGCGATACTTGAAGAAGAAGAGATTGGGATTCAATCAGATGGTTGTGAAGCGGATGATTTAGTTCGTTCAGCAGCCCACGAGTCTCAACACAATGAAGATTCTTTTGTTATTGTCGGTATCGATAAGGATTTGTTCTGTGACCCGTTCACTTATTACAATCCCGATAAGCAAGAACATTTTAGTTTAACCCAGAAGGAAGCTGACTTTAATTATTATTCTCAGCTTCTTACTGGTGACTCTACTGATAACATTAAAGGACTCCATAGGGTAGGTCCTAAGACAGCTGCAAAGCTTCTTAACGACTCTAACCAATGGAAAGACTTAGTCATTCGGGAATACAAAGAACGTTTCGCGAAAGACCATGAAGATGTTCTGACATTCGTCGGACATTTGATTCATATTAAACGCAATGAAAAAGACTGGTTCGATATTGGTTTCGGTGATTTCTATGAACGCCAAATTGATATTGAGAAGGTCGGAAAGCTGTTAGGCTATGACATCTAGGACATTTGAGATGGGTGATTATACATTCATCAGGTATGACCGACTAAAGATTACAGCAACGCCGCAACCGAAAGGGGGCGATCGTAAGTTGTCTTCTTCGGAAGGTATTATCTGGTGTAAAGAGAGTCTATATAAGTCTCTCGAATTAAAACGTGGGTGGGAAGGTCCATTGACTCTTTGTACTCGCGATGGTCGTCGTTGGTATGTAGCATTTGAAACATATCAAAAAGACGATTACATTGTTGATGAAGTTAATGACGGTGATTACGGTCACTGGAAGCTTCCTAATAAGAAGCTAGTTGATCCTCATCATACTGGTTTTGTTTATGAACTTAAAGACAAAACTACTGGTCGCATATACGTTGGCTCAAAGAAGTTCTCTCAGCCTGATTGGAAACAATATACAGGTTCAGGTGATTTCTCCGAGTTAACTGTAGAAGATGTTGAGGGGCGTATCTTATTTAGTCTCCCCACAGCAGGCCAACTTAATGCGTATGAAATGCGTGAGATATATCTTCGTGATGCACTCTTTCGGGATGATTACGCTAATAAACAAGCTGAGAAACGCATTCGGTCGTCTCATCTTGGTCTTGGCTTTGACGCTAAACGACACTTACAAATCACTAAAGCGGAGCGATGGATATGATTAGCATTGACGAAGTTGTAGAGCAAGAAGATGGCTCTGCTATATTAACTATTACAGCTAAAGGCGAAGAACTTGAAATGCTTGTAGCTGAAGGATTCTTATCTGTACTACGAAAGGCGATGGAAGATGTCTCAGGAATTGTACAAGACTGAATGTAAGAAGTGTGGTTCATCAGATGGTAATGCTGTCTACGATGATAACCACGCATATTGTTATGTGTGTCAACATTATACACACGATATAGGAAAGGAAAATGAAGTGGTATCATTGGCAGTTAATAATTCTGAACGGAATACTAGCCTTCATCGGGCCTCTGGTTTGGCTAGCCGTGGTTGCCGTGACAGGGGAATTACCAAAACCGTGGCAGAGCATTTCGGCGTTCTTTGTGAGTATAATTCCGACGGTAATATTTGCTCTTATCTCTATCCTTATCATCGAGGGTCTGAATTGGTTGCGTACAAAGTACGTGAACTTCCAAAGACTTTCAGCGCGATTGGGGATTTTAAGGGCGTTGGTTTATTCGGTCAAAATGTTTTCCCTGCAGGTGGCAAACGTATTGTTATTACAGAAGGCGAGTTTGACGCCATGGCGGTTGCTACTGCGTATGCAGAGAAAGGAACGATCTGGCCAGTAGTAAGCGTACCTAACGGTGCTACAGCTAAGAAGACTATCTTGGAGCAGCGAGAGTATCTCCGAAGCTTTGACGAAGTTATTGTTATGTACGATAACGATGAGGCGGGTGAAAATGGTCTCGAAGAGGCTGTTAAGATTATTGGTTACGATAAAGCTAAAGTAACTGACTTAGGTAAATACAAAGATCCAAACGAAGTTCTCATTGAGGCAGGCCCCCAAGAATTACTTCGAATGGTCTGGAATGCTCGCACCTATACCCCAGCTGGTATTGTTGCTGGCGAAGAAGTGTGGAAACAACTAGAGGAATACAATGAGATTGAATCGGTTCCTTACCCTGAGTGTCTTGGCGGTCTTAATGATAAACTTAAAGGGATGCGGCGAGGTGAAATTGCTTTGTGGACATCAGGCACAGGCTCAGGAAAATCAACAATTCTCCGTGAGATCGTCGCTCATCTGCATCAAACTACAACCTCAAAGATAGGTGTAGTAGCCCTCGAAGAATCACCCGCCGAGACTGCTCGTAAGCTTTCGGGTATGATGATTAATCGTAACCCTGCTAAAGAGGAGATACCCCTTGAAGAACTTCGAACCGGATTTGATGAAATCCTTGCTGACGGACGCATCAACATATTGGACCATAACGGCTCTGTCGGTAATAACATTATCGGACTTATTGAGTATCTCTGCGCGTCTGGCTGTGAGTATATCTTCCTTGATCATATTACTATTCTTGTTAGCGAGGGAGCCGAAGGGCTGACGGGTAACGAAGCTATCGATAAGATTATGAATGACTTACGGTCTATTGTTAAGAAGTGGAATGTATGGATTGGTCTTGTCTCTCACCTTCGTAAGATGGATACCGTAGGTAAATCATTTGAAGATGGTAAGATTGCTTCTCTCGATGATATCAGAGGCTCAGGCTCTATTAAACAGGTGTCGTACGATATTATTGCGTTTGCTCGTGATGTATCAGCTGAAGACGAGGACACTCGTAACACTATTCAAATGAAGGTGCTTAAGAGTCGTTACACAGGTCTTACAGGTCCTTGCGGGGAAGTACGTTATGACTACGATACAGGTCGTTTAAATCAAATTGAAGGGGACTTTGATACGTTATGAATCAGATAATTGAAGAGATCAACTTAGCTAATCAAGCTATCAGAAAGAAATATAAGTACGATACCTTGTATATGCAGATCGCTGGGGCTGTTGCAGATATGTCTGTAGACCAGAAGCATAAAGTAGGTGCTATCATTGTTAAAGATGGTATCCTAGCGGAGGGCTGGAATGGCGCTCCCGCAGGATTCCCTAACCAAACACGTGATGACGACAACAAGACTCATCCATGGATTATTCATGCCGAACAAAATGCTTTAGCTAAATGCGCTCGTAAAGGTATTGCCTGTGAAGGCGCTACCATCTTTGTAACACTTGCACCCTGCCGTGATTGCGCTCGTATGATTATTCAGAGCGGGATTAGGGAAGTTGTTTACAGGGATTCTTTTGAGAAAGACAAAGAAGGGTTGC